GCATTGTCATCACCACTGGCAGATTTTGAACTAACTGTTCTTGACACATATTCTGATAATTTTGCTTCATGGGAGTTTGGAGAGTTAGATTACATTGATTCTGTCAAAAATTATCAGGATGGGATTAGAGTAAGATTCCCACTGTTCTATCAATCTGAACTTCTCAGTTTCGAACCAGCAGCATCACTTGCACCAGATCAACCACTTGAAAACCTACTACTTATATTTGTCAATGGTATTCTGCAAGAACCTGGAGTTTCATATCAGTTTACTGGAGGAACATCTTTCGTCTTTACTACAGCACCTAAAGAAACTGATGATATTGCAATCTTCTTCTACAGAGGAGTTTCTGGAACTGATAGCGTCTTAGTTACCGATGTCAATCAGTCTCTGAAAGTTGGTGATACTGTTCAGGTATTGAAAAATGATTCAATCCGAGGAACAGTAACACAAGATGAAAGAACTATCTTCGATTTGTCGTTCTCTGATAAGTTTGAAACTGATTCATATAATGGTGTTGGTATTGATGAAACCAATGTTAAACCACTGAAGTGGATTAAGCAAAAAGTTGATAAAGTCATCAACGGTGAGAACATCTATAAGACTAGAGATTCTATAGAATCCTTAGTATTCCCAACAGCAAGAATTATTGGCGACTTCTCAACAACTGCTGATGAAATCTTTGTTGATGATGCTCAGATGTTTGATTATGAAGATGATAAGGGAGCATCAGCACCTCCATCAAGTTTCAATGGATTAGTTGTCAGTGGAGTTACAACAGTAGCAGACGAATCGGTAGAACTTGTTCAAAACTTTGTTGCCGTGGCTGGTTTCTCTGGAATCGTCACTGGAATTACAACCACCACAGGAACAGGTTCTCATCCTTTAGCACTTGAGTTTGAAATTCACTCTTCCACCTTTACAGGAATTGCTACAGGATATCCAATTTATATCTTTGATACCAGAATTGGAACTGGTGTTACATCCGTTGATGATTCTAATGCTGCTGTTGTTGGAATTGGAACAACATTCTTGGATTGTGTATACAAGGTTTCCACTTGGAGTAGTTCTGGAACGATTGGAATTATTACATGTAATGTGGATTCTGGTTCACCAGTTGTTGGACTTGGAACTACTGGCAATTTGACAAGTCCTGTTGGAAAATACTCTTGGGGTAGGTTATCCAACATTACCGATGGACTCACAAGAAGTTCTAATCCTGTCTCTCTAGGTGTCACAGGTAACATTGTCTCTGGACTTTCTACATATCCAACTATTCAAAGAAGAAGTGTTGGACTTAGAGATACGGGTGCTCTTCCTAAAATTATCTTATAAATATCTAAAAACGTATAAACGATGGCTGCTGTCGTAACCGATAAATTCAGGATACTGAATGCTGGGAACTTTATAGACTCCGTATCAGATACCAATAATTCATATTATGCTTTTCTAGGGTTCTCGAACCCAACCACACCAAATCCTGGATTTGGCAGAACTTCTGATTGGGATTCTAATACACCAAATCCTATTGATAATTTTCAGTATATTTCTCAGTACAGAGACGCTTCTCTGTTTGGTAAAAAGATTACTAGTGCAAATATTAGAAGAGTCATCAGAAAAGTTGATTGGGTGTCTAATACTGCATACGACATGTATAGACATGACTATAGTATTCTAAATCAGACACCAATTTCTAAAACTGCTAGATTATATGATGCCAATTATTTTGTTATCAATAGTGATTTTAGGGTGTATATCTGTATCGATAATGGTTCTTCTGGAACTAATCGAACTGGCGGAAGATCACTAGACGAACCAACATTTACCGATATAGATCCATCAGCTGCTGGTTCTAGTGGAGATGGATATGTATGGAAATATCTTTTCTCTGTTGCTCCATCAGATATTATTAAATTTGATTCCACAGAGTATGTTGTTGTTCCCAATGATTGGGCAACATCAACTGATACTGGTATTCAGACTATTCGTGAAGGTGGAGACTCTGAAACAAATGACAACCAGATTAAAAAAGTTTATATTGAAGATGGTGGAGCTGGATATAGCGCAGGAACTTATGACATTCTAGGTGATGGAACTGGTGGTGAAGTTTCAATTACCGTTGATAGTAGTGGAACTATTACGGGAACATCAATAGTATCTGGTGGAAAAGGATACACATATGGAATCGTAGATTTGAAGAGAACAGGAACTATCTCAAGTCCAGCAAAGTTGATTCCAATTATTCCTCCATCTAGGGGACATGGATATGATATATACACCGAATTAGGTACAGATAAGATTCTTGTCTACGCTAGATTTGATGATTCCACTAAGGACTTCCCTGTTGATACAAAGTTCTCTCAAATTGGACTGATAAAGAATCCTGAACAATATTCATCAACATCCATTTTTACTGAGAATAGTTTCTCGTCTCTATTTGGAATTAAATTAGCAGATTCATTTACTGGAACACCAACTATTGGAGATAGAATTACACAAACCGTAACTGATGGAACTGCTCAAGGATATGTTGCATCATATGATAAGGATACAAAAGTACTAAAATATTATCAAGACAGATCTTTGTATTTTAGCAATGATGAAAATCAGACTGATGCAAATGATGTCTCAACTGTATCAAAAGTTCTAGCATTTTCTGGTAGCAATAACATCGGTTTTGATGCTGGTGGTTCTGCTTCCGTCAATACAAGTTTTAGTGATAGCACAGTTACTGTTGATAACAAATCAATTAATTTGGGCGTTACTTTCTCTGGTGGATATTCAAATCCTGAGATAAATAAAAAGACGGGTGATGTAATATACATCAACAATAGACCTTTGATTGAAAGGAACATTCGACAAAAAGAAGACGTTAAAATCATTCTGGAATTCTAAAAAAAGATGTCACAAAAAACAGATTTAAATATCAGCCCATATTACGACGATTTTGATCGCAGTAAGGATTTTTACAAAGTTCTGTTTAAACCAGGATTTCCAGTTCAGGCTAGAGAATTAACAACCCTTCAGTCGATTCTTCAAAATCAGATAGAGTATTTTGGAAAAAATATTTTTAAAGAAGGCTCCATGGTTCTTCCAGGAGCCATTACTTTTGACAATCAGTTTTCTGCAGTAAAAATTGATGCCACTAATTTGGGTGTTGATGTATCACTGTATATCAAAAACTTTATTGGTAAAAAGGTAACAGGACAACTTTCGGGTGTTTCGGCATCAATTCAAGATGTTGCTCTCACTACAGATAGTGACATTGTAGAATATGTGACACTATATGTCAAATATTCTGATTCTGGGGATGATTATATTTCAGATACTTTCCAGGATGGAGAGTCTCTATTTGCTAGTGAGAATGTAACTTACGGAAACACTACAATCAATGCAGGAACTGCATTTGCAACATTAATTGGAGAAGGTGCAACTAGCACAGGTTCATCTGCATCTATTGATAACGGTATATATTTTGTTAGGGGTATATTTGCCAACGTCAATAAGCAAACACTTATTTTAGACTATTATACAAATACTCCATCATATAGAGTTGGATTAAAAATTGAAGAGAAAATTATTAATGCAAAAGATGATGACTCTTTGTATGATAATGCAAAAGGATTCACTAACTATGCAGCACCAGGTGCTGATAGGTTTAAGTTATCACTCACATTAACCAAAAAGTCTCTTACGGATTTTAATGACACAGACTTCATTGAACTTTTAAGAGTAGACGATGGAAAAATTAAAAAAATTGAAGATAAAACAGTTTATAATGTAATCAGAGATTATATTGCAGAAAGAACTTATGACGAGTCTGGACATTATTCTGTAGATTCATTTGATGTTAAAATTTTAGAATCTTTAAATGACAGACTTGGAAATGATGGTTTGTTTTTGGAGGGAGAAACTACTGAGGAAGGTAACGAACCAACAGACGATTTAATGTGTGTCCAGGTTTCACCTGGAAAAGCATATGTTGCTGGATATGATGTTGAAACTGTTTCTGCACAAGTTATAGACGTTGATAAACCAAGAGACACTGAAATAGTTACCAACTCAAATATACCTTTCGAGATGGGACATTTGTTGAGAGTCAACAATGTTTCTGGAGCAGTTGCAGAAAACGTCGTTGTAACTCTTAGCGATAGACCTAAAGGAAGCACTCCATCTGGAATTGGTTCTGCTCGTGTCTATGCATTTAATTTAACTGACGCTGCATATAGTAGCGCTGAGACGCAATGGGACTTATATTTGTATGATATACAAACACAAATTACACTGACTGTTAATAGAACAATTGTTGCAGGAGAGGTTCCAGTAACTTCTTTTGTTAAAGGAAAGAGTAGTGGTGCTAGTGGTTTTGCTCAAGATGCAGGATCTGGAACTTCAATTATTCTACGCCAAACATCAGGAACATTTGCCGTTAATGAGCAACTTGTTATCAATGGCATTGATTCACCCCTTACTGTAACAGCTGCTAGTGTATTTGGAATACAGGATATTAAGTCTATTTCAGCTGGTTCTGGAGGAGGATTTCCTGCATTCTCTGCTGATTCAGTTTTAAGCAAGAGAAAACTTCCTAATGGCATCACTGATGTTAATATCAGTGGTTCAACAATGACAAGTCCTGGAAAGCAATTTTCTGGGATTAAAGCGGGAGATATTATTAGATATCAGCAAGGCAGTGGAGACGAAACTTTTAACAGAGTATCAGCAGTTTCATCAGATTTATCTTCATTAACACTTGCTGGACTTTCCACCGTTGCTGGAGTTTTTGATGGTGGTATTGGTATTGGAACTTTTAGAGTAGAATTGGGAATTCCAGAACTTAAAAATAATGGGCAAGGATATCTCTATGCAAAACTTCCAGAACCAAATATTTCTTCTATTAATTTTACAGACTCCACATTAGCATTATCTCAGCAAATTACTGGAGAGACTACGAACGGTGATGGAGTTCTTGCATTTGATTTAACAGCAGTCACTGGAATTACCAGTGCATTCTTTGAGGCTTTCGATCAAGAAAGATATTCAGTTCACTATACTGGTGGTGGAATTGGAACAGTAACTTCAGATGCATTCACTTTAAACACCACAACAAATACTGTAACCATCAGAGGTTTAGAAGCTTCAGAGTCTAGTGTTGTTGTTAATACAACTCTTAAGAAGAATGGAATCAAGAGTAAGATAAAGGAATATACAAGAAGTGCAATTAAAGTTGTTAATCTTTCCAAACTTGCACAATCTGGTTCTGCCACGAGCACTTCTGTTGATGATGGATTAACTTCTAATGACTTCTTTGGATTGAGAGTTCAGGATAGTGAAATATCACTCAATTTCCCTGATGTAGCAAAAGTTCTTGCAGTTTATGAATCAACAGACACTTCAGATCCTGTTTTAGATAGAATTGAATTTTCATCAATCTCAAATGTAGATTCGGATGCCATTGTTGGAGAAGAAATTGTTGGTTCTACCAGTGGTGCTATTGCTAGAGTTGTATTAAACACAGGAACAACACCATCGGTTCCAACTAATAATTTAGGAATTGTATATCTGAACAAAGAAAAATTTGCTGTTGGTGAAGAAGTCACTTTCGGCGAGTCGAACATTACATCAACTGTTCAGTCCATAACCATAGGTAAGTATAAGAACATTACCAATAATTATACTCTCGATAAAGGGCAGAGAGATGAATACTATGATTATTCAAGAATTGTCAGGAAGAATGATGTAGAACCTTCCAGAAGGTTGTTGATTGTATTCGATCATTATACTGTTCCTGCAAATGATGACGGTGATGTATTCACAGTATTGAGTTATGATGCTGATAGATTTAAAGATGATATTCCCGTAATTGGAAGCGATAATGTTAGAGCGTCCGATACACTTGACTTCAGACCTAGAGTATCGGAGTTCACGGTAACCACCAGTTCACCATTTGATTTTGACTCAAGAAGTTTTGGTACTGAACCAAAGTTCAACTTAAAACCAGGAGAAAGTTCTCTAGTTGGATTTGAATTCTATTTACCAAGAATTGATAAATTATTCCTTGATAAGTTTGGAAACTTTATTGTTAGCAAAGGTGTTCCTTCTAAAGATCCAAAGGAACCCATCGTCAATGATACAGATTTGATGGAGTTGGCAACTATTAATCTGCCTGCTTATTTGTATGATACTGATGATGCTTCTATTTCTCTGTTCGATAATAGAAGATATACGATGCGTGACATTGGAAAACTTGAGGATAGAATAGAAAATCTTGAGAGAACAACCACCTTAAGTCTATTAGAAGTTAAAACAGAGTCACTTCGTATTGAAGATGCTGATGGAAATAATAGATTTAAGAGTGGATTCTTTGTTGATGATTTCAATGATACAACTCTTTTAGACTCCGACTTGACAACTGCTGAAGTTTCTGGTGGAGAATTAAAACCTCGTGTCTTTAGAAACTCAATTCAGATGAGACCTCTTCCAGCAACTGAAATTGCTGAGAGTGAGTTAGATCTGTCTACTGATTTTGCTTTATTAGATTCTAATGTTCAAAAGACTGGAAAATCAATCACTCTGAAATATGATTCAGTTGGTTGGATTGAGCAACCACTTGCAACAAGAGTTGAAAATGTTAATCCTTTCCATGTTGTCGAATATATTGGATTTGTTAAGTTAGAACCAGCATCTGATGTTTGGACTAGAACTATTAGAATCCCTGGTAGAAGTGTAACTGTTGATATTGGTGGTAGAGGTTTTGTTAGAGGAATTGTTGGTACTAGAACAAGAGATGTTATCGTTTCATCTGGTGTAGAAAGATATATTCGTTCAAGGAACGTCTCTGTCTTTGCAAGAAATCTAAAACCACTTTCAATTCATTATCAATTCTTAGACAATCATAGTAATGTTGATTTCATACCAAAACTCCTTGAAATCGCAACTGATAGCACTTTAGAAAATTATGGTTCTAGTGGAGTCTTCTCTGTTGGAGAGACTGTAATTGGATATTTTGGTGGAGAGAGAATCATTAGATTCAGACTCGCTAACTCAAATCACAAAGAGGGAGCGTTTAATTCTCCATCAGTAACATATAACATTAATCCATATGCCAAGAGTGAAAATATTTCATCTGCATATAGTCAATCTTCCAAAGTATTGAATATTGACATAGCAGCTCTGTCTGCAGAGGCACAGGGAGCATTCTTTGGATATGTTCTGAAGGGTGCAAAACTGGTTGGACAAACTAGTGGCGCTGTTGCATATGTAAAAGATAATAGAATTATCACTGACAATTATGGCGATGTGTTGGGTTCCTTCTTCATTAGAAACCCACATACCAATCCAGCACCAGATGTTAGAATTCTTACAGGTAAGAAGACTTATACACTGAGCACTAGTATCAGTAATGAGAAACCACTTCCTGGAAGCAAACTCACTTCTTCTGCAGTTGGTACTTATACTGCAAATGGTATATTCCAGGTTAGACAGACAGTAACAGAACGTCTTTCTGCTAGATTCGATCCTCTGGCACAATCGTTTGTAGTCGGTAAAGATATTGATGCTCCAGATTTAAATGGACAGAGTGATGATGATAACGGTGCTTTCTTGACAGCAGTAGATATCTTCTTTGCTAATAAACCATCCACTAATGAACCAGTGATGGTTCAGATAAGAACTGTTGAACTTGGTGTTCCAACACTGAAGGTTGTTGGCGAACCTAAGACACTTCTTCCAGATGATATCACAACATCAAAAACTGGTGAAGTTGCTACTACTGCCACTTTTGATTATCCAATATACCTTGCACCTGGAAGAGAATATGCTGTAGTTCTTCTTGCACCAACCACAGATCAGTATGAGGTTTGGATTGCAAAGATGGGAGAAAAGACTGCAAATACTCAGTCTCTTCCAAATGCAGAATCTGTGGTTTATTCAAAACAGTTTGCGATGGGAAGTTTGTTCAAGTCCCAAAATGGTTCAACATGGACTCCTGCACAAGAATTGGATCTTAAGTTTAAACTGTACAAAGCGAAGTTTACATCTACTTCGGGTATTGCACACTTTGGTAATCCACCGCTCAATGAAAGTAATGGATATTCACAACCATTAGATGAGAATCCTTTGGTTGCAGTACCTAAGACTCTTACACTCGGAATTACAACAGTTGTTTCTGACAGTCCTTTAATTGATATATTAACTGAAGGTAGAAGAATTGCTGGAACCAACAGTATTGATGGACACGGAAATATTGTTTCCATTGGTAGTTCAGTTTCAACATTGGGAATCAATGATGGAGGGACAAATTACACGAATCAAAGTGATGTTGGTACTACAACTCTTGTAGGAAGTGGTTCTGGATTAAAATTTGATATTACAACTACTAATGGTGCTGTTACCAATACTACGATTACTTCTAGAGGAAATGGATATGCAGTGGGTGATGTTGTCACGATAGACAACTCTGATGGTAGTTTTACTGGAAGAGACGCTAGAATTACTGTTGAGGCAATTGGTGGTATTGATACATTGTATCTTACCAACGTTCAGGGTGAGAAGGGTTCATCTAAAGCATTCCAAGTTGGAGCAGGACTCAGCTACTACAGTACTGATTCTACAATCGTTAGCGCTGCATCAACTACAATCGTTGATAGAACCTCTGAAGGAACTGGTAGTAACTCTGGAAACTTCTTACAGGTTAATCATTTTGCTCATGGTATGTATGGTAATACTAATCAATTAGAACTTAGTGGAATTGAATCTGATGTTGCACCAACAACATTGAGTAGTGAACTTCTTTCAACAGAGACAACTACCATAGAAGTAGATGATTCTACAAACTTCACAACTTTTGAAGGACTTGCAGTAAGTGCTACAAACAAGGGATACGTTAAGATTGGTGATGAAATTATTGAGTATACTGCAGCATCTTCCAATCAACTAACTATCAATGCTAGAGGATTTGGTGACACGATAACTCAAACTCATGATGTTAATTCTGAGGTTATGAAGTATGAGTTTGCTGGAGTTTCACTGAGGAGAATTAATGGTGTAACTCATGATATTTCGGACACTGGAATTGAGGCAAATCGTTACTTCATTGAGATTGATAGAGGTTCCACAAATGGACTTGATAGAAGTGCAGATACTTCCACAGGACCTCAGTTGTCCTTTGTTAATGTAGTTGGTGGTGGTGATAATGTTGTTGGTTCCGAAAACATTCTGTTTAATGAATTAACACCAAGATTCGATGTCACTGCACCTGGAAAACTCACTTCAGTAAGTGCAACAGTTAGAACCACTTCAGGAACTAGTATTGACGGTAGTGAGGCATCTTTCCAACGTCTGAACACTGTAGATAATGTATTATTAAATGAGCCTAATCTAGTAGACTCTACAAGAATAGTTTGCTCTAGAGTAAATGAATTGAATCAAAGTGTATTCAGCACTGTTCCTGGAAGAAGATCTTTCACTGCAGCATTGACTCTGAATACGGAAGACGAAAATCTCTCCCCAATCATTTATCTAGATGACTCTACAGTTGTATTTTCCAATAACAACTTAAATAGTCCTGTAAGCGATTATTCAACCGATGCAAACGTTAAATCGTTCATAAACGATCCTCACACAGCAGCATACGTTTCTAAGGTTATATCTCTAGCACAACCAGCATCTTCCCTCAAAGTCCTTCTAACCGCTTATAGACACCAATCTGCGGACATTAGAGTTCTCTACAGTCTTGTAAGAGATGACTCTGCCGCTGTTGAGCAAGAGTTTGAACTATTCCCAGGATATGATAACCTTACCTCTCCTCTCGATGGAGAATTGAAGGTTGTAAACGCTGCGAACAACAATGGAAGACCTGATGTAAGAGTTCCAGATAGTGAAGAAAATCAGTTCTTAGAATATGAGTTCACCGCTAATAATTTGGGTGAATTCAGTGGATATAGAATCAAGATTTGTTTGTCGGGAACTAATCAGGCAGAACCTCCAAGAATTAGAGATCTTAGAACAATCGCAATAAGATGAGCAAACATATTAAGGTGAAAGATCATCCTCATCTCTATAGGGATGAGGAGACGGGGGCAATTGTGAATAAAGATACAGTTGCTTATAACAGTTATGTCAAAAGAATTGAAAAGAAGGATGCTCAAAGACAAGAACTTGATAATATGAAGCGTGATATTGAAGAGATTAAATCTCTATTGAAAGAGTTTTTAACTAAATAGGAAATTCGATGGGAGTGAATCGAATATAAATATCTAAAGGAATACGTGCTCACTTGAATAATGGCAATATTTGTATCAAATATAGTAATAGAGCAGGGATTTGATTTTGATACTACATTCCAGTTAGAAGATACTGCGACAGCTACTCTTCTTGATTTGAGCGGTTACAGTGTTGAATCAAAGCTCAGAAAAACATATACCAGTTCTACAGCAGTTTCTTTTGCTTCAACCATTACTGATGCTACTAAAGGTAAGGTTAAAATATCTTTAGCTTCCACAATTACCGAAGATATTAAATCTGGAAGATATGTTTATGATGTCAAATTAACTAGTAGTGGAGGTATCGTTTCTAAACCTGTGGAAGGATCTGCGTTGGTAAGAGCGGGAGTAACTAGGTAATGGCAACCATAAAGGCTAGGGTTGGTAATCAAAATGTAGTTAAGGTTCTATCAAGTTCTGCAACTGCTTCTGGGCGTCTCATCGATTCCAGTGATTTAAATACTACATTAAAAACCCAAGATGGGATGATCATCGTATGGGATACGGGGACATCCACGTTTATAATGACAAGCGTGATTGATTCCGCATCAAGCACGATTGAAGGAATTGCATATTTTACTAATAGCACTGAGTCAACAGGCACTGCAACAGGCGCATTAATTGTTACTGGTGGTGTTGGTGTTGGTAAAAACTTAAATGTTGGTGGTTCGATTAACGTCACTGGCATAGCAACATTTGCATCAGATCTTGATATAAATGCTGCTGTTGATATTCTTAACGGCGTTAATATTGCTGGTGTTACCAGTGTAGCATCTCTCAATATAGGTGCAACACAAGTAATCAGTAGTGGTAGAGAACTTCAAAACATTGCATCTTTGGATGCCACCACTACGGCAACCATTGAATCTGCAATTGCCAATGCACCCAATACTTTTACTGATATAAAAGTTAGTGGGATATCAACTTTTGTTGGTCTTGCAACATTTGCATCGGGACTTGAAGTTGCATCGGGAGTGGCAACATTTAGTGGCGCCATAGATGCTAATGGCACTTTGGATGTTGATGGGCAAACCGATTTAGATGACTTAGTTGTTGCGGGTGTTTCGACATTTAGTGGCGCTATTGATGCTAATAGTACTCTTGACGTTGATGGGCAAACCGATTTAGATGACTTAGTTGTTGCTGGTGTCGCCACGTTTAGTAGCGCCGTTAATGTTAACAGCAACGTAAGTGTTGTTGGATTTGTAAGTGTAACTGAAGGATTATTTTATGATGATAATGATTATGCCGATGAAAGTGGTGTAGCATACTTCAATACCTCTGGTAAGTTAGTAAGTTCTGCTAGTACCACTGCTGCAATAAGCACGAGTGAATATATATTAACAACAGCAGTATCATCAGGGATAGGGACTCCGGTATGGACGGACACTATTGATGGAGGAGAATTCTAATGGCTAAGCCAACAACGAGGCAAGAATTAATAGACTATTGTCTGAGAAGATTAGGAGCGCCTGTTCTTGAAATTAACGTCGATGACGATCAGATTGATGATTTAGTAGATGATGCGATTCAATATTTCAACGAACGTCATTTTGACGGCGTTGAGAGAATGTATTTAAAATATAAGATTACTCAGGATGATATTGATAGGGGTGTAGGAGCTCAAACTGCAGGTTCCGATGTTACTGATGGCGAAACTGGTGTTGGTATAACAACTACCACCGGAACATCCACAATTGTAGGGACAGCGACTACTTTTAGTTTCTATGAAAACTCAAATTATATTCAAGTCCCAGATTCTGTAATAGGAATCGAAAAAGTATTTAAATTTGATGCTAGTTCCATTTCGAATGGAATGTTTAGTATCAAATACCAACTATTTTTAAATGATTTGTATTATTTCAACTCCGTTGAACTATTACAATATTCTATGACAAAAACTTATCTTGAAGATATTGATTTTCTCCTCACAACTGATAAACAGATAAGATTTAATAAGAGACAAAATAGAATGTACCTCGACATCGACTGGGGTGCTGAAAGTAAAGACACTTTTATTGTTATTGATTGTTATAGAGCTTTAGATCCTGCAGACTTCTCAAAAGTATATAATGATAGTTTTGTCAAAAAATATCTGACAGCATTGATTAAGAGACAGTGGGGACAGAATTTAATCAAGTTCCAAGGGGTAAAACTTCCTGGCGGAATTGAGTTAAATGGAAGACAAATTTATGATGATGCGGAAAGAGACTTAGAAGATATTAAACAAAGAATGACTCAAGAGTATGAATTACCACCTCTCGACTTTATTGGTTAATTATTATGGCGTTAAATCCCTTCTTTTTACAAGGTAGTTCCAACGAGCAATATTTGATTCAAGATTTAATCAATGAGCAGTTGAAGATTTATGGAATTGACGTTTATTATATTCCTAGAAAATTTGTAAACACCGACAATATTCTTAAAGAGGTAGAAACATCAAAATTTGATGATAATTTTATCATCGAAGCATATCTTGACAACTATGAAGGATATGCTCCTGGAAGTGATTTGATGACTAAGTTTGGACTTAGACTAAAAAATGAAATTAATTTAATCATCTCTCAAGAAAGATTTGAAACTTTTATAACACCATTTTTAGATGGTATTCAGGCAGGAATTACTGACGGTAATATTACTGACTATGATATTAATTTAATTACTCGTCCTAGAGAAGGAGATTTAATATATTTCCCTCTTGGACAAAGATTATTTGAAATTAAAAGGGTAGAAGTAGAGAAACCATTCTATCAATTACAAAAAACATATGTTTATGAACTTCTCTGTGAACTGTTTGAATATGAAAATGAAGACATTGATACTGGAATAGATGATATTGATAGAACTGTAGAAGATGAGGGTTATATCACTACACTACAGTTAGAAAGTAGTGCGGTGCAAGCCACATCTACTGCAAGTCTAAATGGACAATCCATTAACGGTATGGTTGGACAAATTGTACTAACTGATGATGGAAAGGGATATACAGGTATTCCAACAGTAACGATTTCTGCCCCAACTATTGGTGGAGGATCTACTGCTACCGCAGTCGCTATTACCACCACCATTGGTGGAGTTAGTTCTATTGAGGCAGTTCATATTACAAATGCTGGTTCTGGATATACTGCGACTAATCCACCTACTGTTACATTTACCGGTGGTAATGGAGTTGGAGCTGCTGCAACAGTAATTGTTGTAGACGATGCCGTTCAGTTCCTTACTATTACTGAGGATGGTAATGGTTACTTTACAGTTCCAACGGTTACCATCACTGGACCTTCTGGTTTGGGTACTGCAACTGCAGTTGCTACCATTGAAAGAGTAAATGGAACTATAACCAGACTGGCAATGCCAAATGCTGGATTTGGTTATACAGAGGCGCCAACAGTTGCTATATCTACAGCAGGTACGACTGGTATCGGAACCTTTATATACAATGAAACTGTCACTGGTTCTATCAGTAGCACCACTGCACAGGTTAGAGGATTCAAGATTAGAGATGATATTAGTGTTTCAGATCCTCCATATGAACTTTATGTTGCAATCAACAGTGGAACGTTTACTCCAGGAGAATCCATTGTTGGTTCAGCATCTTCCGCTTCCTATATACTTAAATCGCATGACTTAAATAGTCATGAAGAATCTTATGACACAAATGAAGAGTTTGAATCGGAAGCAGACTCGTTATTAGATTTCACAGAGTCTAATCCGTTTGGAGAATATTAATGTTAGGAACTTATTTTTATCACGAAATTATACGCAAAACTATTATTAGTTTTGGTACGTTATTTAACAACATCTATATTAGACACCTCAATAAAGATGGTTCTGTTGCCGATGAAACTAAAGTAGGATTGTCATACGGTCCTACTCAAAAGTTTTTGGCAAAGATACAACAACAGGCAGATTTAAAGAAACCAATTGCCATTACTCTGCCAAGAATGTCATTTGAGATGACTGGCATACAATACGATCCGACTAGAAAAACTAGTGTCACTCAAACATTCAGAGCTGTTGATGAGAATGATGCGAACAAGGTAAAAAAAGTATTCATGCCTGTTCCATATAACATTAGTTTTGAATTAAGCATCTATGCAAAATTGAGTGATGATGCTTTGCAAATTGTTGAACAAATTATGCCATTCTTCCAACCATCTTTTAACTTAACTGTTGATTTGGTTGAATCTATTGGTGAAAAGAGAGATATTCCCATTATATTAGATAATATAGATTTTCAAGATGATTATGAAGGAGATTTTTCTACCAGAAGAGCACTAATTTATACATTAAGATTTACGGCAAAAACATATCTGTTCGGTCCTGTTGCAGAATCCACCGATGGACTCATCAAGAAGGTTCAAATTGATATGTATTCTAACATAGATACACAAACTGCTAAACGTGAAGTTAGATATACTGTCGAACCAGATCCAATTACTGCAGGACCTGAGGATGACTTTGGTTTCAGTGAGTCATGGGAGTATTTTTCAGACTCTAAGAACTATAGTCCTACACAACAGACTGATATTTAACCATGCCAGATAATTATGATTCCATAGACGAAGCTCTTAATATTGAGAGTGATATTGTTAAGGTGGATAAACCATCTCAACTAAAACCTCCTGAGAAGACAAAGGATGATGTTGAAAAAGATTATGAATATACTCGTGCCAATTTGTATTCTTTGATTGAAAAGGGACAGGAAGCAATTAACGGTATTATGGAAGTTGCTGAGGAAGGTAATAGTCCAAGAGCATATGAAGTTGCAGGACAATTAATTAAGAGTGTTGCTGATACAACCGATAAATTAATTGACTTGCAGAAAAAACTAAAAGATGTAAATGAAGATGCTCCAAAAACAAATAATGTTACCAATAATGCTCTTTTTGTAGGTTCTACTTCAGAACTGCAAAAACTTTTGAAACAAGGTTTTCTAAATAATAATACGGATACTAAGTAAGATGTCCAAGTGTAAACCAGGTTACTATTATTGTTTTACTGAAAAGAAGTGTAAAAAACTTCCAACAGGATATCATGTAGGGAGAGGAGGTTATCTTGAAAAAGATACTGAAGACACTGACAATAAGAAGAACGGAAATGGTAATGGCAATGGTAACGGTAATGGTAACGGTGGTAATGGTAATGGCGGAAACGGCAGCGGCAATGGGGGCGGCATGGGAGAGCAAGTAGTTCATGAAGGTGGTTCACTTCATGCATGGTTTGGTAAGTCCAAATCAAAAGATGGAAAACCTGGTTGGGTTCAATCAGATGGTTCTCCTTGTGCCAATGAGCCTGGAGAAACCAAAACTCCAAAGTGCTATTCTTCTAGAAGACTTGCTGGTTTAAAAAAAACCAAAGAGGGTAAGAAAAAGATTAGAAGTGCCGATGCTCGCAAGAGTAGACAAGATCCTGGACAACAACAAAAGAGTGGTGCTTCAAAACCCACAATGGTAAGAACTTTTAAAGACAAGAAAGATTATAAGAAGCACCCTTCGGGAGACACTAAAACACAGGAATCTATGGAATACACTACAGAGGCAACAAAAGATAAAAAAGGTTCAGGTAGCGGAACAAAAGATGCTTGTTACCATAAGGTTAAGTCTCGTTATTCTGTATGGCCTTCTGCATATGCCTCAGGTGCTCTGGTTAAGTGCCGCAAGGTTGGTGCTGCCAACTGGGGAAATAAATCAGAATCTGTAGAATTTTCTAATTGGAGAGATGATTTTAAAGCAACCGAATATGAATTTATTGATTTAATCAAACCAGAACCAATTAAAGGTGTTCAGATTGATGAAAAGAAAGAAGAAGCAAAGATAGGTGGTGGCAATTTAAAGAAACTTGCTGCTAAGGCAAATAAAAGAATTGATGCCGATGTTGATGGTGATGTAGACACTGACGATCCTAAGTCAAGTGAAATGGGTGAGTTTGTTCCTTCCGCTGATGGAAAGAAAAAAATTAAACCTATAGTCAAGAAAGAATCTTTCTCTGATTGGAGACAATCACTTGATGAGAAGTGCTGGAAAGGTTATGAGAAGAAAGGAATGAAGACAATGTTTGGTAAGAGATATCCAAACTGCGTCAAGAAAGAATCTTATGAGATTGACGCAAAAAAGCATAGAGCCGCCCAAAGGGATGCGAAGATTGGTAACTTAGCCAGAAATACTTCTAATCCTGGAGAAAAGGCGGCTGCTGAGAAGAAGTCAAAAGGACCAAAGATGTTTGGTGAAGACTGGCAGAAAGTCAACAAGTCTGATAAA